CAACGAACTTTTCTTTTTCATAATCTCCAAAAGAGCTCAACACCATGTGTTGGGTTCTTTTTTTGGCAATTAAAAAAACGCCCTTAGGCGTTTTAAGTATAGATTACATCTCGTCTGGAGCTTCAACACCGAGAAGGCGAAGAGCTTCTTTGAGGACTGTTGCTGTTGCGTAGCAAAGAGCCAAACGGCTGTCACGTTCTGGGCTTTCGTCCAAGATACGTGTGTGTGCATAGTATTTGTTAAAGGCTTGAGCTAAGCTGATAGCAAATTTAGCAACGATAGATGGCTCAAAGTTGTCTGATGCACGGTTGATGATACGTGGGAAGTCTTGGATGAGTTTGATGATTTCCCAGCTTTCAACGTCGTTTAGGCTGTATGTAGCATCTGCAGATGGCGTGAAGTTAGCCTTGCGCAAGATAGATTGGATACGAGCGTGTGCATATTGAACGTAAGGTCCAGTTTCTCCCTCGAAGGATACCATGGCATCAAGGTCGAAGTCGTAACCATTCATACGGTCTGTTTTAAGATCGTAGAATTTGATAGCTCCGACACCTACAGCATGAGCAACAGCTTCCTTGTTAGGCAAGTTTGGATTCTTAGCTTCGATTTGAGCCTGGGCACGGTTAACAGCTTCGGCAATAGTTGGCTCAAGCAAGATAACGTTCCCCTTACGAGTTGACAATTTCTTACCGTTCTTAGTTACAAGACCAAAGGCAACGTGAGTCATGTCGTCAGACCAGTCGTAGCCCATTTCTTTAAGAACAGCTTTCAACTGTTTGAAGTGAGCAGATTGTTCATTACCAACCACATAGATGGCTTTGGCAAAGTCGTAAGTACGTTTACGGTAGAGGGCAGCAGCCAAGTCACGTGTGATGTAAAGTGTCGCACCATCTGATTTTTTGATGAGGGCTGGGTGTTCGATACCGTATTTTTCAAGGTTAACCACTTGGGCACCTTGAGATTCTTGGAGAAGTCCTTTTTCTGTCAAGATGTCAACGACTTCATCCATCTTATCATTGTAGAAGGCTTCACCATTGTAGCTATCAAAAGAAACACCGAGTTCATCGTAAAGACGGTTGAATTCCACCAAGCTTTCGTCACGGAACCATTGCCAGAGGGCAGTTGCTTCCTCGTCACCAGCTTCCAATTTACGGAACCATTCACGAGCTTCTTCGTCTATAGATGGGTCTTCTTCAGCTTCGGCATTGATGCGCACATAAAGTTGAAGGAGTTCATTGATAGGGTTGGCTTTGACAGCTTCCTCGCTACCCCATTTCTTATAGGCAACAATCAGCATACCAAACTGTTTACCCCAGTCACCCAAGTGGTTGATGCGGACTGGTTTGTAGCCTTGTTTAGCTACGATGTTGGCAAGAGCATCAGCGATAACTGTTGAACGCAAGTGACCGATAGAGAAAGGTTTAGCGATGTTAGGACTAGACATATCAAAGGCGATGTTACGTCCGTGACCGATGTTTTGGTCAGCGTAGTGGCTGCCTTGAGCGATGACTTGTCCAAGAACATCCGCTGAGATTTTTGATTTATCAAGGAAGAAGTTGATGTAAGGACCAACAGCTTCAACTTTTTCAAAGTTTGAGGCATCGATTTTTTCAGCGATGTCTGCTGCAATCATTTGAGGAGCCTTGCGCAAGACTTTAGCCAATGAGAAGGCAGGAAAGGCGAGGTCCCCCATGTCAGCATTTTTAGGGGTTTCAAGCAGATTTTGAATGTTTTCTTGTTCCAATTCGGGAACAACTTTGGCAATTTCTGCTGCAATGAGTTCTTTAGTATTCATAGGTACTCCATTTCAAATCTTGTCATTCATACCTATTTTACCATTATTTTAGTTAATAGGGTAGGGACAAGAAAGCATCAATTAGGAAGTATTTCATGAAAGAATACCACTGTTATCGGTTAGAATAAGCACCCCCTTTGAAAACAAAGGGTCTGTAACTGCTAACTCATATTCTAATTTCAATTTGCTTACCTTTTTGCTTACTTTTAGATAGATTTTAGTGCTTGCTCATAAAATGACGTCGCTTTTTTAGCATTCTCTTTTGATAAGTGACTGTAAGTGTCCATAGTCATGGAAAGAGTAGAATGTCCTAGACGGTGTTGCAACTCCTTATAAGGAATACCCGAATTAAGGAGTAAACTAGCATGAGTATGACGGAAACCGTGGAAACCTATGTTATTTACCCCAGCTTTTTTAAAATGCGACTTAAGTCGTCCCGCTACTGCTTTATAATTTGGATAGGCATTGATGAAATCAGAGAATACTACTGTTTCAGTCCCACCTAGTTTCCAAGCCTCTTGAGTTTGCTTGCGTTGGTATCTTTTCATCATGGTTGCGGTTTGCTGATCTATGTCGATATCTCGGTAACCAGATTTTGATTTTGGACTATTTAACTCCAGTTCACAGTTTAAAGTCTTTGTTATATGGACAACCGAATTATCAAGGTCAATATCAGACCATGAGAGAGCCAAAGCCTCGTTAATACGGCAACCAGTGGCAAGTAAGAACTTATATAGCGTGATATCATAATAATTTTTATATTTAGTGTTATCCAAGCTATCAAGGTAGGTAAGAAACTGTTTTAGATCATCATTATTGAAATGCTTAACTTTGGCTTTCTTATCCTTTTGAGTGTTTCTAGGCAAAACAACGTTATTAGCTGGGTTAGTGGGAATAACTTGTAAAATCACTCCATACTGTAATATACGTTTATTAAGGGTGTGGATTTTGCCGTAATGAAGATAAGCGCCAACTTCACCAGTATTTGTACTGTTTGCCAGCTTATTCATAGTGGACTGAATTAAAGGCGTGGTTAGCTTATCCAGTTTAAACTCACCAAACAACGGTAAAACATGGTTGTTTAAGAGCCCTTTTTGTGTCATTCTTGTGTTAGCTTTAACTGTATTCTTGTAGCTATCCCACCATGAAGCGGCTAACGCCTCGTATGTTTCTATCGTTACTTCTTTATAGCGTGTTGATCCATTAGCTTTAAAATCAAATTGAGCTTGTTGGGCTTTGGTCTTGAGTTCTTTCTTTGTCCTAGCAGTGACTTTAGTTGTTACTTTCTTGCCAGTGACTGCATCAACGCCAAGATATACATTAGCACGATAGACGGTTGACCCGTCTTGTTTTTTTATCTCGTTAATCTTCATAATGATAAACCTTTCTAAACATCAGCAGGCAAGCCGTAATAAAGTTTTTAGAGTGGTTTATAGGGTTATCAGATTAAAATAAAACAATTCATTTTGATTTTCTTATCAGAAAAATCCTTTACAATTCCATCTTGCGTGATATAATTATATCAATAAAGATAACTTGCGAAGGATAAACGTTGTGTTCCCAAATGGGAGTAAGTCAATGGACGAGAATTCACAGATGCCTGGGGTTATCTTATTTTTTTGTCTTCTTTTTTAAATTTTCTACGAATGTTTCTGGAGAACGTTCAATTTCTTCAACAATGAAATTACACAATTCTTGGGAATATCCATATCGATTACCAATGTTATAATGGTAGCAATAACGATTATCTTTTTTTATATCGTAAAAGCTATTAAATAATTGAAAGTCGTGTGTTGTAAACGGCTTCTTTTGTGATTCTCCAGCAACTATTTTCGTTAAAAGAATCTCCTTAGTCTTTAGGCGTTTATTAACAATTTTAATCACTTGTTTAGTCGTTAATGGATAGAGTGCATTGGGATCCTTTATATCTTTAACTATTTGGATACTCCCCTCAGCATTTTTTTCTAACTTCACCGCTATATCAGCATCTTTTTTGCTCTTAGTAATATAGAATCGTGTTTCAACTGGGATAGCATAGTCTGAGTTACTTTCTTCTATTTCTTTTTCAATTTTTATTTGTTGAGATAGTATACGTTTAGCCATTTTAGGAGAATATTTTGCTTTTATTTCCGCTTGATTAAGTTGATCTATACGGACAGATAAAGTCAAGAAATTTTGTGCAATATATTTTGAAATATCTTTCTGGTGAAACTCTTGCATCTTAGAAATATAGTTAGACACGCAAGCTTGAAACAATGGTGCATATATATGTTCATAATCTTCTGTTATAAAGTGCGTACTAGTATTTCGAAGCTCTATAATTTGAACAAGATTTTTTCGTAAAGCTCCATGTTTATTCGGAAAAATTTTCTCCACGGCATTTTCTAACGATATAGTTCTATCATCACTATCCTTGAAATAAATAGCTTCCTCATCCTCCTCATTAATTATATATGCCTTTAACATCAACTCCCAAGCATTACAAATAAAGAAACTAAATCCTTCAATCCTATACTTAATCGTTGGTTTGTTATATATTTCTAGACCCATAATAAAAGCTTCAATACTTTTATCAACTAGTCTTTCTGCTAAATTTTCCAAAATATCTCCTTTGGCCTTCTAAAAGGTCTTTTTTTGTATGTATAATGTAGTTTTTTCTTCTTATCAGAAAAACAAGAAATCACTTTAAACTCAATTAAATAGCGAGCTGATAAAGAATGAAGTTCGAGTGAAGTAAGAGGAAAAAGCTAGTCGAGTTTATCAAAGATTGATATTATACAATCTCATATTTTCTGTAAAATTTCCCAAGTTACACTATTTACTGTATCTTATTCCATTTAACGTATTTCGTAAAGATATAATATCTTCTTCTGATAAAGGCTTACTGTCAAGGGTAATGTTATGAATACTATCTTGGTCATCGAGAATATTCAAATCAACTAATTTGTCTTTATTCTCCTCTTGTAAGTGATACCTGGCAAAATGTCCAGTTTTAGAACGAAGATTTTTTACTGTTAGATAAATTTCAAATTCTTGCTTACTAAGATTATTTAATAATGTCCGATTAGTTTCGGTTTTAGTTTCGATAGCGCTTAGATCAACCTCAAACAATTCCATGAATTCACTCAAAATAGATTGATACCAGTAGTCAAGAACAATCTCTTGTACGTATTCTTGGTTTGTGTACGAAGAAAAGTCATCATAGTATATATATCCTCCGTAGTTACCTACTCCATATTTTGAGTCGAGAAAATCAGAATAACCTGAGATGGACATCATGTCTTCAAAAGACCACGACTGAACACAGTCCTTAAAATCTTCTAAAGTTGAAATAGGTTTTCCGTCATCTAAATATCTATTTAAGTCTTTTTTTATTTCGTCAGAGTATTTATCCCAAAATTCAGTTATTGTATCAAAAACAAGAACTTCAACTTTTTGTTCTTCCGCTAACTCTAATTCATAATATACATCCCACGTAATAGGTGACAATTCAGCTATCCCATATATTATTTTAAAGAACAACTCTTTTGTAACAGTTCTTTTTCCGTTTTCGATGTTTGAAATATATGGTTGAGATATTCCGATTTGTTTTGCAAGCGTTACAACCTTGATATCTTTATCTTTCCTTATTTTTTTTAAAAAATTCCCGATTATATTCATATTTAAACTCCTTTATCAATCGATATTATAACAAGAAATATTTCACTTGACAACGAAAATCAAAAGAGTAAAATAAAATATAACAAGAAATATTTCTTGTTATATTTAGAAAGGAGTAAAAACATGAGAAATAATTTTCGTGTTATTTTGGCCAAAAAACGAAAAACAGTCGCTGATTTGTCTAAAGATACGGGTATTTCAAAAACAACCCTAACTAATCTTTATTATGAGCGTACAAAAAATCCCGATAGCCAAACTTTACTTAAATTATCCAAGTCCCTTGGTGTGACTATCGATGAACTTTTGAACGTGGAAGAATAAGAGCAACAAAAAAGCCTACGAGAGCGACCAAACTAACGAGGCTTTTAACAACAATAACTAAAAAGAAATTACAGCAGGCAAGCCGTAATAAGGTTTTTAGTATCTGTATTTTGATACCTCAATTATACCATGAATTGCTGGTATCGTGTACCCCTACTTAGAGGCCACCTCTTAAAAATGGATAAAGCATCACAGAAAATAAAAAAACGCTAGATAACCAGTTAAAACATAATCGAGGTAACAACATGACAAAGAAAACAGAAAATACATTAACGGTAAGACAGTCTAACAAACTAGGTCTTGAATTGCATGACATCATGACTGGGATGCAAGGCCTACGCAGCCAAGCTAATCTCTTTATGATTGCGAAAAATACTGGAGCAGATAACGGGGTGTTACGCCATGAAATGGATAAATTCTTAGAACATATCTATGACATGGTAGAAATTTACTCCCGTGACCTAGACAAAATTGCCTTTTATCTGCTCGAGTGTGACAACCCTGGAGAATTGCGAGCGTATGAGGCAGAGGAAAGAGGAGAGTAAATCATGGCTAATGAATTAAATTTATCAGATAGCCAGTTTATTGTCCTAGTCATCATTTTAACGCTAGCTCTTGCTGCTTTATGGCTCAAGAAAAGCTATTTTCAGCTTGATATAGAGCTTAAAGCTGATACCGTGACAGATAACACCACGCGCAACGTAGGCACACGCTACGGGGCGTATATTCAATCTCAAGGCAACTATTACAACTAGAAAGAGGAATATCATGACAGAAATTATTGACCTTTTTGGACGGAATAAAGAGCTAGAAACACTAAGCGCAACTCTAGTTACAATTACGGATATGGAAGATACGGATACGGACGTTGTTCCGGAAATTGTCGAGATAATCAAGCAACTACTGGATATCATTAAAACACAACAACAATCTATAGAAAACTTAGCTTGTATAGCGGAGAAAACAATACAACTAGAAAGAGGCAGACAATGACAACAAACAAAAACTTTGACTTTGCAAAATTACGAGCTGAACACTTTGGTCAGTGGTTAGATGAGGCTTTCCAAACTATGCTAGATTTTTCCCTAGAAAATAAATTTGATTGTTACTCACCAGAAGAGCACAGGGAGTTAGAAAGTGTGCTTGAGTTTTTAATGATCGTCACTGATATGTGGATGAATGGGCAAATTATGGTAAGCAGTCAAGAAAGAGGTGTCAATGAAAAGAAATAGACTACAAGAGGCAGAAATGGCAGTCTTAGCAATCCTAAAGAAAGGACGT